CTATTGGCTGCTTACAGCTTATTGGGGGTTACAAATCGTTGCTATGTTTTACGTGCTGATATTGACTTAGCTAGTTTAGTTGGTCAAACGAGCCGCCCAACCGGAGCTCCAGCTAATGGTACATATTGGTTAGACACTACAACAAGTACTTGGGGCATTTATGAATTTAATGCATCAACCGGCCAATTTGAATTGCAAGTGCCTATTGTTATTAGTGATACTACTAGCCTAAGTGGTGGTGTTCCGTTAAACAGTATTGGTAATATTGGACAATACGCCATAAATGCTATTGCACCAGCATCAACTAATCCAAATGATGCAAGTACATATTTCTATAAAACAACAGACAATGTATGGGTAACATTAGGTTCTGCGGCATGGGCTAACGATGTTCCTACTGTTCAGGGTGCAGACTCAAGCACTTCAACTAGTAATCCATTGACTGCAGGTGATGCATTTACTATTTCTTTAAGTGGAAATGCGTTCTTGCGAGCCACTATTACAGTTCCTGCAAGTCCTAATAATTCAGCCGCAGGTATTGCAACTTTAATTAATGGTTTAGGTTGGACGTATTTAAGCGCGGTAGCAACTAGTTCAAATAAATTAGAAATTTATTCATCACAACCAGTTACTGGCGAAACGACATCATTGGGACTAACTCAAACCGTTGGATCAGTACTTGACGATTTGGGAATTACTACTTCAGCTGGAACAGTAACAGGTGGTGTTTTCTATCAACCGGCATTATTATTTGGCACAGCATCTCAGATGCCATTATGGCAAGCAAGTCAAACTTATCCGCGCCCAACAGGCTCTGTATGGGTAAAAGTTGGGACTTCTGGTAATGGCTTGGCTCCGGTCATATCTAAATATAGTACAGCTACCGCAAGTTTCTCTGCACAAACTGTAGTATCAAGTACATCTGATTGGGCAGTAATTGCTGAATTAGATTCAACTGGTGGTCAAGCAATTCCTGCAGGCACAGTATATGCACAGTATTCATTTGACGGTCCCGGATCTTACACAGCAATACCCAATTATGGTTATTTCAATGAAGGACCAATCTTCTTATGGGAAAAAGCTACAACCGGCGCAACAGTGGCTACAGGTACAACAACCAATTGGACATTGGATGGTATTCCCGGAGGATCCGGTGATATATTTGTTCAAGTAAGTGTCCCCGGATCACCAAGTTTGTCTAGTATATACACGGTAGGTCCTATATCAGACGGTGATGAGCCTACAGACTTTGTAACTGCATGGTCAGCTGCCGGAATTCCTAACACAACATGTGCAGTAACTACTGATGGTGCAATTCAATTGACACAAACTGAAGGTGGTATTATATCAATTAGTGATTGGTTCCCTACTACTTCTGCATACGTAGGTTCAAGTACAACTATTTTAGCACAAGCAGGTTTTGTTCCAGATAGTACAACTAATGTAAAAACAGGTTACTCATTAAATCATGCACTAACTGTACAAGATCCAAATCCCCCAGTAGGCGGAACAGGTGCATTTATTGTAGTTAGATTATATTACGGTCAATACATATTAGTAGGTGACGGAGTTTCTGGTTCATTTAGTGGTACCGGATATGCAGTTGGTAATTTAATTACAATCCCATATACAAGTTTAGGTGGATTTAGTTCTGCTAATAATTTAGTAGTGCGAGTTACAAGCATAAGCGGTGGCGGTGCAACAGGTCCTGTTACAGGCGTAACATTTGTATCTGGAGAAACTATCCCACAAGATTATCTAGTTCAAATTAGTGACTGGGTTCCACTAGAGTATACAGCAAACGAAGGTGCTCCGGTAGCATTACCAACTAATAATACAAACTGGTTCTACTCAGTAGCAGACCAAGTTGATATTATGGTTAACTATAATGGTCAATGGAATGGTTATGGTACATTGAACTATGATAGTTCAGGTTTCCCTCAACCATCTGGTAGTAATGCAACTGATCCAAATGGTCCAATTTGTACTGCCAGTGAACCAACAACACAAAGTGACGGCACAGCATTAGTATACGGTGATATCTGGATTGATACTAGTGACTTAGAAACATATCCATTAATCAATCGTTGGGAATCAGTTGACGGTATAGATCAGTGGGTTCGTTTAGATAATAGTGACCAAACTGGTAGCACAGGCGTTACATTCTTAGATGCACGTTGGAGTACTAGTGGTGCTATTAATCCAGTAGATGACCCTATCCCAACAATTACTAGTTTATTAGATAGTAATTATGTTGATTTAGATGCACCTAGTCCAAGTCTATATCCAAATGGTATGTTGTTGTTTAACACACGCCGTTCAGGATATAACGTAAAACAATTTAGAACAAATTATTTTACAAGTGCAAATTACCCAGATGCAGGCGCATACGATCCTAGTACTCCTACTAACGATGCTAACTTACCATTAGTAAGTTATACATGGGTATCTGTGAGTGGCAATCAAGCAAACGGATCTCCTTATATGGGTCGTCAAGCACAACGCAACATGGTTGTTGAATCATTACGTTCTGTAATTGACACAAATACAGATATTCGTGATGAAGATAATTACTTCAACTTGATGGCAACACCATACTATCCAGAACTACAACCTAATATGGTTGTGTTGAATGCTGATCGTGGTGAAACAGGCTATATCATCGGTGATACTCCAATGAGATTACCGGACGATGCTACTGCAATTCAAGCATGGGCTACTAATGCAGCCGGCGCCGAAAGCACAGGAGAAGCAGGTTGTGTAACACGAAATACATATCTAGGTCTATTCTATCCAAGTGGAATCGCCCCAGACTTAGCTGGCAACTTAGTTGCTGTCCCCCCAAGCCATATGATGTTACGTACTTTCTTACGCAACGATACAATCAGTTATCCATGGTTAGCGGCGGCTGGTACTCGCCGAGGTACAATTGATAATGCTACAAACATTGGTTATTTGGATGCAGTAACTGGTGAATTTATTACAACTAAAACACGTATTGGTATACGTGATGTATTGTATATCAATTTCATTAACCCATTAGTGTTCTTCACTGGTGTTGGTTTGTTGAACTACGGTAACAAAACAAGTTTCAATTCACAAAGTGCATTGGATAGAACTAACGTTGCACGACTAATTGCTTACATACGTAGACAATTAACATTAGCGGCAAGACCGTTTGTATTCGAACCAAATGACGCATTAACACGTAACCAAATTGCTGGTGTTGTAGAAACACTAATGGTTGATTTAGTTGCTAAACGTGGGTTGTATGATTATCTAGTAGTGTGCGATGAATCAAACAACACTCCTGCTAGAATTGACAGAAACGAACTTTGGATTGACGTTGCAATTGAGCCTGTTAAGGCAGCTGAATTCATCTACATTCCAGTAAGAGTTTTGAACACAGGTGAATTATCACAGTAATCTAAATATCCCCCTAGCTAGGGGGAATTTAAAAGATAAATATATATAACAGGAGAAACAAAAATGGCAACAGCCTCACAATCATTGTTTAACATGACAGTAGCATCTGATAACGCCGGCGGCAATCAGGGCTTGTTAATGCCAAAACTACAATTTAGATTCAGAGTAAACTTTTTAAATTTTGGCGCAAGTGCTAGTTCAATTGAATTAACTAAACAAGTTATTGACTGCTCTCGTCCTAACTTATCATTTGCTGAAGTTACAATACCAATATACAACTCAACGATGTATCTAGCCGGAAAGCATACATGGGCACCAATGAACATTAACGTTCGTGATGATGCATCAAATACAGTAAGTAGATTGGTTGGTCAACAATTACAGAAGCAAATGGACTTTGTTGAACAAGCATCAGCCGCAACTGGTCAAGATTATAAGTTTCAAACAAACATTGAAATCTTAGATGGTGGTAACGGTGCAGCCGCTCCTATCGTATTAGAAACATGGGAACTATATGGTTGCTTCTTGCAGACAGCTAACTATAATACATTGAATTATGCTACAAACGAAGCGGTAACTATTGCATTGACATTACGTTATGATAACGCAATTCAATCACCAATTGGTTCTGGTGTCGGTGCAAGTGTTGGTCGTACAATTGGTTCAATCGCTACAGGTATCGGTGGTTCTCTTTAATATTAATTAAAGGAATCTAGCAGATGTCTGGATTTTTTCAGAACTTATTACGTGACGCTGCCGGAACATTTTTCGGCAGCGATTTCCTTCGTGATTATACTCATGCATCAAAAACATTTAGGCCCAATGCTTATCAAAACGCTCCTAAATTTAAATTCCTCTTTCATGTCTATTTTGAAATAAACCCTCAGGCATATTCACAGAATGTTAGTACAGGCGCTAATTTTGGTTTAGCAGTTAAGACAGTCAAACTACCTGGATTTTCTTTTAACACCACTGAAATGAATCAGTATAATCGTAAAAGAATTATACAAACAAAAATCAAATATGATCCTGTTAATATTGCTTTCCATGATGACAATGGCAATATGATACGTAATTTATGGAAAGCATATTATAATTATAACTATGCTGATGGCACAAAACCTAAAGTTGTATTTGCAGGCTCACGTGGTGGCGGGGCAAATCAAACAGGAACACTGGTTACTTATAATGACCGAACAACATATACACCTTCTATTACCGGTAATGATGATTGGGGATACATAGGAGAAACCCCAAATCCAACAGGTAACAAAATACCTTTTTTTAAAAACATTACTGTATTTGGTCTTAGCAGACACAATTTTGTAGCATATACTTTAATTAATCCTATCATTAGTAAATTTGACCATGACACTTATAGCTATAGTGAGGGTGGTGGTGTTATGGAAATGCAAATGAACTTAGATTATGAAACCGTTGTATACAATGAAGGTCAACTTGATGGTAGAACTCCTAGCAACATTGTCACTGGTTTTGGTCTTGATGCTAACTATGATAGAACTGTAAGTCCTATAGCACGCCCGGGATCAAACGGAACTATATTAGGTCAAGGTGGATTAGTAGATGGTGTAGGAGGTACAATGTCAGCGTTAGCAGAAGGTAATATATTAGGTGCTATTCAAGCGGCCGGGACAACGTATAATACATTTAAAAATGCACCTATTAAAAATTTAGTAAAATCTGAGGTTGTGGCAGGCATTACAAACGCAGTACAGCAAACACCCAATAGAAACATAAATGTTGTTACACCTATATTTGGTGCAACTCCTACTAGCTTGGGTACCGCCGGTACTCCACCAAATGCAACCGCAGGCCCTGCACAAATAGGACCAAATCCGTATGCGGGCAAAAGAAATCCTTAATATTTAGGTAATAAATAATAACATGCCAAGAATATTAGATACTAGAACATCAATGGATCAAACAGTTAGAATATTTGATTCATTCTACTCCATCAATTTATCGGTTAATGCCAATGAATATGATATTGTGCATGGCTATTTTCTATCAGTATGTGATTCAAAAAATATAGCGGCTAATTTTACTGCTGTGTTATTTAGGATATCACAAGAAACACAAATTCCAGTACTCAATTTATTAGATCAAATTAAAGGTACTAACAAAATGGAAATGAATCAAACTATTGCTTATTATCTTAATAGTTTCAAAAGCAAAACTTCATTATACGGCATTGCTGTTGTTCCTAAATCAAATCAACCAGTATCACGTAACATCGTGCAATAATCATGGGTAAATGGGCACAAGGCATATTTACGCCAAAAAACGGACACAAGTATATAGGCAAACACGCACCTAAGTATAGATCAGGTTGGGAACTAACCTTTATGACATTTTGTGATACAAATAAAAATGTAACTAGTTGGGCCAGTGAATCAATGTCTATTCCATATAGAAGTCCACTAGATGGCAAGATGCATATGTACGTGCCGGATTTTTTTGTAGTCTATCAAAACAAATACGGCAAACAACTTGCTGAAGTTGTTGAAATAAAACCCAAGAAACAAAGTTTAATTGAAAGTCGTGTTGCCAATGCTAGAGATAGATTGGTAGTAGCAGTCAATCATGCTAAATGGGCGTCTGCTATGGCTTACTGCAAAGCACAAGGTTTTACATTTCGTGTAATCACAGAAGATGACCTTTTTAGAAACGGTTCACGAAAGTAACTAAATACTTTTATGACCAAAAGACTTGAAGAATTATTCGAATTACCTCAGGAAGAAATTGATACTCTTTCTAAACCTATTCCTGAAAACGCAGAATTAGTCACTACAACTGCATTAGATAACTTAACTAAAATTGAAGAAGCATTACCGCAAGTACGCGGACTAGATGCCGCTGACGGGGAAATGGATGAGTTAGCTACTCTAGCAACATCAAGCTATAAAGACTTGATGGATCTAGGTATGCAAGTTGATAGTAGATTTGCCAGTGAAATTTTCAATAGTGCTAGTAGTATGCTAGGTCATGCTATTACAGCAAAAACAGCTAAATTAAACAAGAAATTAAAGATGATTGAGTTGCAATTAAAGAAAGCAACATTGGATCAAAAACTAGCTTCAAAAGAAGAACAAATAGAAGCAACACCATTGGGTGAGGGAAAGAGTTTGGATAGAAATGAGTTGCTAAAAATGTTGGCGGCAAAATCCAATTAAAAAGATAAATAATAGATACAGGAATTAAGAAATGAAAAGCCTACGAAAATATATAATGGAAAGTGTACATACTTACAATTACACTATCAAAATTGCTGGTCAAGTTGACAAGAACTTCTTAGATATGTTTAAGTACAATCTAAACAAATTTGACCCTGTCAATATTGGTGAGCCAAAGAGCACGCCAATACAAAAAAGTCCATATGGTTTTCCTAATTTAAGTAACCAAAGTGTAACAATAATTAAAGCAGAATTTCGCTATCCAGCGACTGAGCCAATGATTCAACAGATTGCACAGTTATTAGGTTATCAAGTTGATATGGTTCGTGTAGTAGGTACTGATTTTGATGATAGCATTGATAGTGAAATGATTGGATACGAGAATGAAATGAGTCATAGTCCATTATTAGATCACACGGAATTAGAAGAACAACCTAATGCCAAAGCCGCAAATAAAGCATATGGTGATTCATACTTACAATCAATTAAAGATCAAGCTAAAGATAGCAAGATTAATATTCTTTATGCAGGTAAGGAAACACCAGATTCGTTTGACCCATTCAAGCCTTATTTGGATGACAAAAAAATGGGTGACAAGAGTCCTATGAGTAAAATTACTCGTCCAGCAAAGCCAGCAACTGGCGCACGTAAATAATTAAAGGAATAACAAAATGGATTTCAAAAGTTTATTATCACAACTAGACCAGTTGAACGAAGCTACAGAAAAAACTAAAACTGGTTTAAAGCACACTGCTGAACCAGGTGGCTATGGTCGTAAAGATGACGAAGATGAAGAAGGTAATAAAGTTAAAGTTGCCTCTACTGAAAAAAGAGGTAAAGGTCGTCCCAAAAAAGCTACGCAATCTTCAGGTGAAGATAAGAAGTATGACTTCAGTGCGTTTGGTGTTAAGGCAGGCAAAGATGTTAAGTTGCCTAAGTATGACAAAAAGAAAACTACTAAACATAGTTTAAAAGAATACTTTGAACAATTAGAAAAAGTGTTGAATGAAGAAGGTTATACAACTGCCCCGATGCCGGGCGCAGTAGCAGTTAAAGATGGCACCGGCAAAGTAGTAGCAACTGCAAAGAATCCGGCCGCTGCCGCAGCCTTTGAAAAAGGTGATATTTCTATTGGTGGCGGCGAAGAACTTAAAGAATTAAGTCTAGGTACTATTCAGTCAGCAGCCGCAAAGCGTGATGCACAGCAACCAGGTCAAATGTCACCAGCTACACAACGCAAAGACCCAATGGTTCATGCTACTAATCGTATCAACATGAATACTCGCACACTAGATGAAAAAGACATTGGCAAGCATAACAATGCTACTACTGGCTTTGATGCATTAGTTCGTAAACTTACACCTAAATATGGTAAAGAAGCCGCAACAAAAATTGCAGGCGCACAAATGAAGAAAATCAAAGAAGCCGAAATGCCAACACATGATGGTGACATGGGCGCTGGTTTAGGTGCTGGTCGTAGTCAACAATTTGAAAGCCGCGTCAAAGCTGATGATAAAGCTGAAAAAGCTGGTAAGAAAGTTACTAAAGACTTAGAATATGATATGTATCACAAGGGTAAAGATGATAATAAAGCTGAAAAAGCTGGCAAGAAAGTTACTAAAGATATTGAGTATGACGAGAAACATAAAACCAACGAAGCTAAGAAGCCAGATGCTAACAAGAATGGCATCCCTGACTATGCAGAAGATGGCAAGGGTAAAAATGATTTGAAGAAAAAGAAAGTCAAAGAAGGTATGAACAAAAACTTATTAATTGCCAAATTAAAAGGCAAACACGATGGCATGAAGGGACATTCACATTGTGGCAAAACATATGAAGACATGGAAGAAGCACGTTGCTACCATGAAGGCTACAAAGAGGGTCTAGATGAGTGCTATGGTCAAATGCCAATTCAAGGTATGGTTGGTGAAATGAACAATGAAATAGAAAACATGGCAAGCTATGGTGCACGTACACCTGCTATGGAAGATGACATGTACGAAATGGATAAAACTTCTTATATGAAACAACAGGCAATCAAGACTCCTGGAAATTCATTCAAAGCATTTGGTCAAACTTTTAGTGACAATGACGTACTAGATGAATTTGCTTTTGAAGCATTAGACAATCAATTAAATGCTTTAT